ATCTTCGTTGCTCATTTCCCCAACGTCCTTAACTAGACTTTCCATTTCGGGGAAATGTATATTAAATAGTCTATCACATTTATTAGCAATTTGCTCTCTAGCTTTTTTTCCGGCCTCGTCATTATCCATTAATACTACTAGGTTCATCGCCCCTGAACTTTCTAGTTTTATAAGTTGACTGTCTGTAATACTACACCCAAAAAGTCCAACACAGTTTAGGATGCCCGATTCGTATGCTCGCCACACATCGCCCTGCCCCTCAACCAAAATGGCAACGCCCGTGCTTTGTATGTGTTCTTGGGCAAACCAGTAATTATACAAATAGTGTCCAGCATGAAACCCTCGGCTATTTACCCATTTTGCTTTGCTGTATTCCGTCGTGGCTCTTCCAACACAGCCAACCATTTTTTTGTAATCGTCATCATACACCGGAACCACAACCCTACCACTCATAGCTTTTGTTTTATCAACGCACAAGCCCACATCAAACCTGTCTAGCGTTTCTGCTTTATATCCTCTATTTAAATAATAGGATGCTGGTATTATAAGCCTTTTTCTTATTTCTTCCCTTCCTATATTAAAAACTGGTGGGGGTGGTCGCCTATTAAAACCACGAACCGAGTTTATAAATTTTTCTTTTTCCGCAGATAAAGCATCCGGGTTTTCTTTAAAGTCTTTAACAAATCTTTGGGAAAATTTAATCGCTTCCACAAAAGATACCTTTTTTCCCTTGTCGGCCTCTAGCAGACCTCTAATTAATCCTAGCATGGTGGGCTGGTATTCTTTTTCACAATGATGAGTCCAGCAATACCAATTGCCTATCATCCCATCTCCATCAACATATACTGTAAAAGCTGTCGTATTGTCTCCACCATGTACCGGACAGCTTCCATGTAAGTAATTGTCTCTTGGGGCATAATCCACCCCAAAATAATCTAATATTTCAATTACTCTGACAGCAAGCTGTTGGCACAGTAGGTCAATCTTCTGCTTGCTGATTCTCTGCGAGGGGGTCTCCTTCAATTTCAAACCCTTCCCTATCTGCCCTACTTTGTTTAAATAATTCATCTCTTGTAAGCCCCTCTTTTATGCGAGCCTTCTCGCCATCCATCTCCATGTTTATGTAATTCATATTTTCCATTCCCGGCCCATGTCTAGTTACTATTGGTACTAACTTTCTGTTTCCAGCGTCGGGGGAGTCGGCTTTTTCTTCCACGGACTTCTCCTTAAAAATTGTAAAGCTGGTGCATAGCCAAATTAGCCTGTCAGAGCCACTTACTACGTCTGTAGACTCTTTGGTAATACCGTCTCGGTTTAGTTGGACAAAGGCGACACAGGGGCAATCATACTCCACGCAAAAGTTATGTAGGGCAGTAATCTGAAAACCTAATGCCTGAAATTCTGCCACGTTATTTGAAAGGTGGTCTGATGTCATCAACTTGAGGTAATCATAAATTATTAGACAATCATTAACCCGACCGTTTTCATCATACCCTATTTCTTGTAAAATCCAGCGTCTAATTATTGAAAGGGTTTGGTCAAATGGCTTTCCAGATATATTTATATAATGATAAGGTGCTTCTTTTAGCTGTTCTTTTGCTAAGTTTACCTTTTCCTTTTTTGTTTGGTCATAAGAAAACTTTCCAGTGGAAATATCATTTATTGATACCCCACTTAGGTTTGCAAGCAATCTATTTTGATGGTCCTCTTTAGACATCTCGGTGTCTAACATAAGAACAGGGGTTTTTAAGTTATTTGTAACGTGCATGGCAACCACGTCGCCAAAAATACTCTTGCCAACTTTTGGTCTGGCCGCTATTAGGTCTACTGATTTTCTCCTAAAACCACCGCCAATTGCAGCGTCATATCTCGGAAAACCACTACTTATCCCTATCATCTCGCAGGGCGATTCCATGAGATGCTCTACATACTCTTCTATGTCGTCGCCCAAAATAGTTGGCTTATCATGCTCTCCCTTGCCCAGCGTGGAAGATATCTGAAAAACAGGATTCTCTGCTAAACAAATAATCTCATCAAAACTTTCCTCTCCGGTTATCTCTGAGGTTTCTGCGTATATTTGCTTTGTCGTAAGCTGTATTTGTCGTCCAAGCTGAAGTTTTCTAATCTTTAGCGCATTGGGTCTAACGTTTTCCAGATTAATAGGAAAATTAAACAGCGCTCTTAGAAATTCAGTTTCGTTTTTGGTATTAAGTATATCATAAAAGTTAAGACTTGATGCGGCAGATAGGATGGAAGATATATCTACTGAATCGCTACTTTTTAAAACCTCTAAAATACACTTAAATACTATTTGGTTGGATTCTGATACAAACGAAGAAGGGTCTATAACACCCTCAACGTCAGCAGAAGCGCTAATTCCATAATGACACAAGCCAGATAGAACTGCCCGTTCTGCCGCAACATTTTGAAGAACTTTCATACTTATTTTCTAACACAGGAGTTACATATATAGTTTTCTCTTGCATGAACGGGGTGTACGTCAAAGTTTTTGTCACATCTTGCACACTTCATTACTGTCGTCTTGAAGGCTTTTCTTTCTCTAATCGTTGGCACATACTCTGGGGTTTCATCTTCCACGCTCTTACAGTCTATGCCGCCATCAACAAACTTATTGGTTCTATTTTTGCTTATAGGTTCTGACTTTGCTCGCCTACCAGTAGAAGGCGAAGAGGAGTCTTCATTTTTTGCTGGAGCGATAAAATTTTCGTCAGACCGTTTAGGCTCTTGTTGTGACAAGCCGGAATCACTAACAGGCTCTAATAACTCATTAGCCAAATTAATTAGTTCTTGGTCTCCCATTGCTATCCCCTTTTTTAAAAGAGCTTTTGCCGTATCTATAATACTCATGAAAAGGTTTTCCTTTTGCCACAACTAAGTAGTATTTCTGCCATTCTTCGCATATCTCTAATCTTGTCTGTTAACCAAGTTACTTGACCCTGAGCATGAACCTTGGCTTTCCATATCTTATCTGCAAAATCATTGTTTTGCACAACCGCATGACACTTCTGTTCCCATTTCATATACTTGCTAAATTGTTCTGATTCTTTTGTTATAATTTTATTTAATGAGTCGTTACACCAGTCTAATACTGACGTGTGTTTATTAAATATGGATTGTACATAATTACAATAGCCACTAACAGCATAGGATTTTTCATAGCATTCGTCCGCTGTCAACTCTCTTATTTCTGATTCTGTAAGGTTTATTGTCTCCTCAACCTCATAATTTATTTTAGCCGTAAAGAGTCCGTGGTCACTTGTATACTGCTCAAGCGATTCTACGAATTTGTTAAGCTCATCTATTGAGTATGGTTTTTTCCCAGTCATATTCCGTATCAGAGTATTTAAGTATAATTATGTCTATTTCGTTTATTTCACACCAGCAAATTTTGTCTTTGTCTCTCATCCTCGACTTATAAAACTGCTCTTTTCTTTTGTGATAAAAGGGAACAAATTCATAATGCTGTCTACCATGAGCTTCTACTATAAGGTTGGCGGAGGGTATAAAGAAATCAGCATAAAGAGTTGACTTTCTGGTTGACGTAAAGCTTCCGGGTAAAGAAACTTCTTCTAGTAATTTGTGTTTTGGGAACAGTTGTTTAAGTGTCTTGCGGACTGAACCGTGAAGGTTTGAGTGAGACCTGTTCTTTGGCACATACTTTGAAAGATTCCAAGGTCTCTCTCTGCCATCAAAACCTATGGCTTTCAAAGGGCTTCCTTTATTTTTGATTCTAAGGCGGCAGACACATCCTTATTTTCTAATAAGAAGCTGTATATCTTGTCTTGTCCCTGAAACTTAACTTCTGTGTCTCCTAAGCCCTCTACTTCAAAATTATACCAAGCCCCGCTTCTGTTTATCAGACCAAACTCTAAGCCTTTATGAAGCAACTCCTGAGTTTTGTCTAAACCAATTCCGTATCGAAGCCAGCTTTCAGCCTCGCCTCCGGGGAACCCCCCAGCCGCAGAACACAGCACCTTCCAAGTTATCATTTGACCAACTTGCTCACCATCGACCTCCCAAGGCTTGATAGATTTGATTTCCATATGGGTGTCTACTTGATATCGAATTTTATTGCCACTATCAGAAATTCTACTTTTACCGTAACCGGTGGTGTTAGCGATAAAATGTGTAATCATTATAACAATGGCTCGTTGTTTTGGCACAACGTTACCCAACCTCTTTGTAAAATTACTCAAGATTTTTGGAAGCCCCGCTCTAAATTGGCCGCTAACCTCATCAAGCAATTCTCGTTCGGGTATTAAAGACGAAACCGAATCTATAATTAGAACACATTCAGGCTTGTCTCTAATGTAAGTTTCAGCAATGGAAAGGTATTGTTCTGCGCTTAGGGGCTCGTCAGTAGATTCTATTACTACTAATTTACTACTATCAAGACCCTTAATCCCACCTAAGTTTAAAGGACTAAGCCTGCCCTCAGAATTGAGATAAATGATTGGGCGATTTCCATATTCTTCTGTTTGACAGGTGGCTGCAAATTGGAGGGCCGCTGTTGACTTTCCCGTCTTGGGCAGCCCAGTAAATATCACCCAGCTTCCTTCTCTAATTCCCCCACCCAAGGCTAGGTCAATGGCTGGGCTTACCGGGATAATTTTCATGCCCTGCATTTCATCAAAAACGTCGGCTCCCGACCTGATGACGTTACCATACTTTTTGATGATTTGTTTTTCTGTTGGGTCTTTTGTTTTACTCATCTAGCTTTCTCAAATCTGTAAGCTTGTTTTTATTTCCGAATGGCTTTTTGGGTTTAGACAGAGTGTCTGAAGTTGGTAGGATGTTTGGGGTGTCTGATAGGGGGGTCTTTTTGGCTCTAGCTACCAAGCCAGTAATTCTATTGTTACGAAGTGAATAAATAGACTTTCCAGCTTTACTATTTAAGGCTTGTATTAAATCTTGTTCGTCAAATTTTTTAATAAGCCTGTTTGCCAAAGTAATCTGATACCGATAAGTTTTTTTCCACTCCCCCTTATTCCAAAACTTAAAGCCCAGAGAGCCTTCATTTTTATTTTCGGCCATCCTTA